CAGATGCATTTGGATCAAAATCAACAATCATGCCACCATCTTCGGTTTCTGTTGTTTCAACTTCTACTTCTGGTTCCATTTCTACTAATCCATCTACTGGTGTAGCAGGAACAAATTGTTTTTCTATAGCCATAGTCTCCCTAGTAATAGTCTGCTGTTCTGTTGTGTTCTAGTGGTTCATCTTCTTCATCTGAATCAAGAGGAACAAAACCACCTTGTCTAAATCTTAATAATGCTTGCGTACTGCTATCAACTAGATCATCATGTTCCATATTAGGGAATCCAGCAAACTGTTCTATAGTTTCTTCTGCCCATCTAGTTTCAGGTGCCCATATAACACCAGAAGCAAATAAGTCTGATACAGCATTTACTCTTGATATTTTATCATTACCACGACTTGGTGTGTATTCTTGTACAGGAATACCTGTTGCTCTTAACTCAAAGATAAGAGGCATACCTGCAGCCTTAGCTTCTACGATAAACGCATCTGGTTTATAAGCGTTATACTTCTCTAAAGCCATTTTCTTTAAATCTGGGAACTCTAAACGCTCTTGATAAGCATCTAGTAGTATTAGTTGTGGAGCTACAAGACCTTCGTCATTCTCTTTATAAAAAACACCCCATGTAGTACACGCTGAAAAATCAGCTCTTTGTGTCTTTAAGAACGCTGTATCCCACGATTGAATAATAAACTCACAATCTGGTGGATTTCTACCTTCCCATGTTCGCCACCATTCTCGCTTAACAAGAGCACCTTCTTCAGATGTAGGGTCTTGTTGATATTGAGCCATCCACTTAGAACTAGGTAATTCAGCTTTCAAAGCTTCTAATTCCTCTAACTTCCAAAAAGCACTCCACAAAGGCTTCCCAGAAGGTAATATCGCAGGTAATTCAATAACTTCCCATTGATCGGCTCCGCCACGTTTAATGCTAGCGTCTATAACTTGTCCAGTTAGGTCTTTATTATGCCATCTTGTCATCACTACAACGATTGCACCATTAGGCTGTAAACGCTGTCGAGGACCAGATGTGTACCATTCATAGGTACGATTAAAGACATTAATATCTGCAGAAGCTCCTTCTTGTTCTGAGTGCGGGTCATCAATGATAAGTAGATCAGCACCTTTACCAGTGACTGCTCCACCTACACCAATCGCAAAATATTCACCACCTTTGTTCGTATTCCAACGACCCGCAGCTTTAGAATCCGACTGCAAACTAACATTGGGGAATATACGCTTATAATCTTTGCTGCCTACAAGGTTTCTAACCTTACGACCAAAGCCTACAGCTAGTTCTGCAGTATGGGCAGTTTGAATGATCTTCTTTTCTGGCTTACTTCCTAGGAACCAAGCAGGCAAAAGATAAGATGCAAACTCGGATTTAGTATGTCTGGGTGGCATATTGATAATTAAACGCTTTAAATCGCCATTTGCGACACGCTCAAAGGCATCAGCCATGATCTTATGGTGTGGACCCTCGATAAAAGCACTCCACATCTCCTTGACAAACGTCATATAGTCGTCTGCACACCTTTCTCTGGCTTTAGCTTCCTCTAATTCATCTAATAAGCCTAATAACTCCCTCTTTTCGTCTAAAGATAGGTTCTGAACTTGGCTTAATATGTGGTTACTCATACATCTCCATACTATATAGTAAGTAGACACTTCCTAAAGTTAAAAACTTAGTAAGTTACTACCACTAAGAGGCACTTACTAAGTAAATACTTAACAAGTAGGTACCTACTGGATGTAAATCACGCTAGATTTTAACATAATTGCACATCTTCACATGAAAAACAACATTTTTTTGCAAAATATTATGAGGGGTCTAGGGTCCCTTAGCCATTTTCTACAAAAAAACCTATATTATCTTACAAAATCTGCTATCAAAATGCAATACATAGGGGGGGTCTATGAAAATACCTAATATAATGTGCATATTACTATGTATATAAGATAGTCAGGTACCTGCGACTGTGAAATGGGGGTGGGGTGGCTCTTTTTTTGCATTATGCGAAACACAAGATGTGGTGGTTTGGGATTTAGGATCGAAAAATCAGAACACTATATGTTGTGTCTGCTTATATATGCGTATAAGTGTGCGTGTGGCTAACGTAAATGCGTTCTAACGACCTGTTTATAGTTAGTTGATGATTGTCTATTGTTTATCGAGTAGTGCCTGTATGCGTTCCTCTATGTCTGCTTCGACTTCATCGCTTGATCTTGCTTCTTTGGTCTCAACAACATCACTAAACAACGATACGCTCTTGCCTAACAACTCTAATGCACGAATCCTAGCCGAATCTGAGTCTGATTCTTTGGATTCTTTGTACAATTGGTCTATGACATAGTTCCTTGTTCTGAGACTGCTAGCAACTGCTGACTGCTCTTTCTTTGCTATAGCTCTTTGTATGCTTATTGCTATCTTAGGGTTTGCAACTAACTTACTTGCTTCTACCTCAACCCACTTAGGAATAGAACCATCCTTATTTAGCGTCACATCATAAACAGATGCATAAGCTTCTTTGTAGCTACCCAACTTGCCCTTAATGATTTCATCTACGAACTGTCTTTGTTTAATAGTAAGTTCTGCTTCTTTTTTTATGATCTTTAGGTTTGGTTTTTTCTCTTTGCTCATACAAATAATATTAACTGATCATTAGTCTTTTGGTAATGCTCACAGACTGCTATCTAATTAAATGTGCAATTTGATGTTAGATTGATTATACTGTGTCCACAACAGTCCAAAACGATTATGACTCTAAACTGTAGCCAACCACCCTCAAGGGTTCTGAAAGGAGTAAGGTTGAAAGTGGTTCTAGCAGTAGAATCAGATAAGGTTCTTTGAGAAGGTCTGATTTGAATCCGCCCAAGAAAGTGGCTAGTGTGAGAGAGTGTAAAGCTAAGTGACAAAGTGAAGAAGCAAGACTCATAAAACCAAAAGGAAATTATCTTTTTGCCAATTACAATTGCAGTATTAATGATACGAATATTGTCTTTGGAATCACAAGAAGATATATAACTTTTGGGACTGCTCCAACAGTCCACGAATTAACGTGCTGATGAGCATCCTAATTATGGGATGCAAGAAACTGACTTGGAGGTCAAAATGATATTTAAACTAATAGCGAAAGATACTTACTGTCTAACTAAGATGATCGATACTGAAGATTATCCTAATAGTGATGGAAGAATTGATACTTTGTTGGAGATCGAGACTTACAATCTTCAAAAAGAGTATGGGAAAAAGTATCAAGAAACTTGTGGAGAAGTCATTGTTGAAGAAGTGAATGATGAAGAATGTAGTGGTAATAAAATGATCATGGATGCATGGAAGAAAGAATGTAATTCTGATTCTGATGAAGTCTTTGAAGGAGAAACTGAAGCATTGAATAAATTATATCGAAATGCAGGTTTACCTGTTGAAGATAGTGAGCCAACTGATGATTAGCTGAAATGCTATGAAAACATCCTAATTATTTAGGGTGTTATTGGTGTAAGTGTAATGCTTACGAAAACTTATATATTTCTTTGGAGGGAAATTATTATGTTTAAACCTAGTGAAGCGAAAAAATCCTGTTTACATATTTTGATGGGAAGCAATATCCCATTCTTAATTGGTGGAACAGGTGTTGGTAAATCTGCGATTGTTAAAGAGATCGCTGAGGAACTTGCAAACGATAGAACTCTTACAGACTCAACAAGTCCTAAAGATGATGAATTTGGATTTATCTCTTTTCGATTGGGGTTAGTAGAATCTATCGACTTAGGTGGTTTGCCATACATTGAAGATGGTGAGCAAAAGAAAGCATTTTTAGGCAACTTGCCTAAGAGTGGTGAAGGTCTGTTTTTCCTTGATGAATTTGCACAAGCACATTCAAGCGTGCAAGCAACGATAGGACAATTACTTGATCCAAAAGGTAAAGATGAAGATCGCAAGATTGGTGATTACATCTTTCCAAAAGGATGGAAGATTGTACTTGCAGGCAATAGACATACTGATAGAAGTGGTGCGAATAAGGTGCTAAGGCATTGTCAAGATCGAACTACTGCTATTCAGTTTACTCACGATGTTGACGATTGGTTAGCGTGGGCAGATAAGAATGACATTGATCTCAATGTGCAAGGTCTTATTAGATTCATGCCACAACTATTG